CAGGGTATACAACACCTTTAGTATATGAACTATAGTTTTTGTTTTTTCTGTTAGCTCCAGGATTACCTAATTGATTTCTAACACCAACGTTTTTTGTAGCATAATCAGGAGCTAATGTTAATTGTCCTGTTGCTGTATTTTTTTCTTTATCTGGAGATTTTAAATTTTCTCTTAATACTTTTCTAAAATCAATTAATCTTCCTGATTCGGTGTATGAAGGTGAATTATTAATTAGATCAGGAGAATAAGTTATTGTTTGATTATTTGTAACTACTGAAGGATTGGTTTCAGTAATACTTCCAGATTTATATACATTAGCAGGTAATGTTGGAGGTTGATCTAATTTTAATCTATCACTAATACCTCCACTTCCAGAAACTCTAAAAGTAGCTCCATTAATGTAATTCTTTCTAGAACCACTTGGGTTTAGGCGTAGGGGTGGTTTAATTGAACCAGTAGGAATCTTACTTAAACTACCACTTTGAGGTGAATTTACATTAAAATCAGGTAAAAGATATTGAGGTGATTTTGTCCATGGTTTTTCAGTATTTACTTGTAAACCACCGACTCTTATATTATCTACATTTACCGTAGTTTGAATTTTTTGTCCTTGAGTAACAGGAGTATAAGGTTCTAAACTACCTGGTTTGTAAACATTATTTGATTGTAAAATGTTTCCGTCTAAGTCTCTATTTTCATACTCTCTATCACCAACCCTTAAAAGTTCATCATAAATACCTCCTTTTTCGGATATTCCAGATGTTAATGGGTTGTATTTATAATCTTCAATAGTTGTTACACCATTTGCTCTAAAACCTCTTGCATTTTGAGGCGCCGTCCAAGAAGAAATATTATTAACATAATTATTCCATAAAGGATTATTTATACCTGTTCTTTGAGACGAAAATCTTATACTTGTTTTACCAACTCCTAAATTAGAACCTGGTCCTCCATCATAAGTTAAAATATCACTTGGTAAAGATGAAATATTACTTGTTTTATCAAACCCTCCAATAGAAACATTTAAAATTTTGGATTGTTGTAAAGCAACTAATCGGTTTTTTAATATTCCATCTGGGGATTGAATAGCTTCAATATTGTAATTAATCATTCTAGTGTAATACAAATTATCATTATTTGCATAAGCACCAGTATATGTAAAAGGATTTACTCCTTGTTTATTTAAATGTCCACCAAAAGCTACTACCCCTGCTTGAGCTAATGTATTTAAAGGTGTATAAATACCTTCATTTACAACACCACTTGTTTGTGTTCTAACTGCTGTTTGAGATAATAAGTTTTGTTTAGCTATAAAAAGTACTCCATTTGGAGACTTTAAATCAGAAAACATTTTAGTTAAACGTTTGATATCTGTTGCTGAATCTCTTACAGCATTTATACCACCACGTAAAATAAAATCCTCGTTAGCACCTAAATCATTAAAACTTTCGGGAATTGGAGTTTGAATATAGGGTTGTCCACTATACCCTCCTCCGATGGTATCCTTCCCATATTTAAGGGACTTAAGATCAGTCTTTAAGTCGATTAATCCCATTACTTTGGAGGATTATCTAAATATTTGTTTGGGTTTTTACCGTCTAAATCTAATTGTGAATAAGGTAAACTTGCAATTTGAACAGTTTGTCTATCATATTCTAATGGCTTTTTACCATCTAAATCTAATTGTGATTTTTTTAATTGTTCTGGATAGTTGGGTACTTTATCGTATTCTAAAGGTTTTTTACCATCCATAGCGGTTAATAGTGAACCGTCTTTTGTTAATTTGTCTAAGAGTCCCATAGTTATTTTATTATAAATATTAGATTATTGAATTTTAGATGTGCTCATAGCAAATCCAGTTCCAACTTTAGTTGAATCCATATAGATGTTAGTTTCTTTTTGTAATATTTGAGATAATAATCCTTCTACAGCAGCCATTTTATCAATTAATGGTGTTATATCAATAGAAGAAGCAGTGTTGGTTTGAGATGATGCTTCACCTGTATTGTTTTTAGATTTATTTTTACCTCCTAAATCGGTTCCTGCTATTATTGTATCTTTGTCATTTAAAGCAATAGCGCCTTCAGGTGCCATTAACGTACGTTTTCCATACCCACCAGATACAACGTCATTACCTTTAAATTTATTATATAAAGCCATACCACCAGAAAGAGCAGCGGCAATAGCTCCAATAGCTAATATAGGACCTACAATTGGAATTCCAGCAACAGCAATTGCTGATTTAATTGCAAACTTTCCTACATCTACTAAAAATCCTCCTAATTGTTTTGCTTTAAGAGCAGTTTGCATGGCTATATCTCTTGCTGTAGTAGCTAAACCTCTTAACTTAACAGCTTGATAAGCTTCTTGAATAACTAATGAAATTCTTGTAAGCCCACCAATAATTTTTTCTTGGGTTGCTTCTAATACTTTAGTTCTATATTGTTGATTAAATATAAACAATTTAGCTTGGGCTAAACCAAGTGTTATTTTGTCTAATAAACTTAATTCGCCTTCTGTAGCTAATTGTTGTTGTAATAAAGTTAATTTACCTGCTTCTATAATAGATGCTGAGCGACTTATTACTAAACTTGCTGATTGGGCTGCTTGGATTCCTTTATACACACCATAAACCATAAGTAACGGTTTACCTAATTCAGCGGCATAATGAACCATTTTCCCTATTAAACCAACAATAGGACCCACAATTTTAAATATATCTGTAAATATTTCTAGTACTGGTAGTAATGGTTCGGCTAATGAAATAAAAATTTCTTTAACTTTATCCATTGTAGCACCAAACCTTTCAGCTACGTTTTGACCAGCAAATTGATTTGCTAAGGCTTCATCTCCTAATTCTTTTTTAGCTTTTTCTAAACCTACCTCTTTAACTAAATTATCAAATTTTTCTTTAGCAGTTTTACCTTCAACACCTTTTAATTTATTTAAAACTGCTTGATCTTGTAAGGTTTTAGCTAAATCTTCACGAGACATACCTACTGATTTAGCTAATGCTTCTTTTTGTATAACATTCATTTTACTAAATTCCGCAGCTGTGCCTATATTTTTAGAAATTTCTTTAGATAAAGTAGCTATATCACCATTTAAAGCCGCTCGTCTTGCTTCTTCTAAATTTAAATCTTTACCAGTTAATAATTCAGCTTCTAATTCTGAGGTAATAGATGATTCAAAATTAAGTAATTGACTTGCTGCTTGGTTTACTTGTTCTATAGACATACCTAAAGAACGAGCCGTAACAGCAGCTTCAGCTAATGCTTTGGGTGTATTTCCTAATGTTAAAGCGGTTGCTGCTGATATTTTTCCTATGTCTTCTAATACTAATTTTGTATTAATAGCAGAACCTGTTTGAGCTTTAAAGGCTTCAACTTGTCCCAGATATTCAGAAGTTGTATCCTCAACAGTTTTATTATTTAATAAAGAGGTTTTAGTTAAAGCAATAGCAGCTTCTTCACTAAGACCAGCTTGTTTTGTTAATTTAGTAAATGTTACTAATGATTCTTCACTTAAAGAAGCAAATGTTCCAAAAGCATTATTTAATGTTGTAAAACTTTCTACTAATTTGCCAGTAGTTACATTAACATCAGATGTAGAACCCGCAATTGAGTTCATTTCACCTTTTAAATGTAAAGCTTCATGGAAACTAACACCAAAGTTTTTAGCCATTTTACCAGCTCCAGCATCTACATCTTTTAAAGCTTCAACTAGTTCAGTAACTACAAAAAGTGTTGCTGTAAGGGGGTCTTTTAAAGTTGATATTAAATTATTTCCTGCCTCACTAATTCCTGCTTTTAATACTTTAAATTTATTAGCAAAACTATCAGTATCATGACCTGCTTCTTGAATTTCTTCAGCGACTTCTTTCATTCGCTCTTTAACTTCTTCAAGACCTAAAGCTTTACTTAAACCACCAAATCCAATTTCCTCTAAAGCTTTATCTATACCTTCAACAGCCGCACCACCAATTCCCATAAGGTTATTGATATCTTTTTCTTTTTTAATTCTACCTTCTAAAAGAGTATTAATATCCTCATATACTGGTAGTCCTGCTTTTAAACCTTCTAATATAGATCTTTCACTATCCGTAAGATCTCTTCGGAAACGAAGATTTACACGATTAATATCAACAATACCTTTTTCTCTTGCTAAAATTTCTGCTTGAAATTTAGCTTCGGATTGTTGTTGTTTTAATTTTTCTTTATATTGTTCTAATTCTTTTAAAGATAATCTACTAATATCTTGTTGATCATACTTTAATTTTTGAGCTATATCTTGGGTACCTTTTAAAGCTTTTGTTGCTAAATTTTGAGCATTATTGCTTTTTTGTAATTCACCAACAATTGCTTGAAGATCTTGTTGAACACTAGCAAATCCATCTCCAAATCTTGATGCTCTTTCTGAGGCTGTGTCAATAGCATCAGTTAAAACCCTAATAGCATCTTGAGCATCTTGAATTCCTCTAATTGTACTTGCATCAACAATTGTAACTGGTTTCCCAGTCAATTGTTTATATACTTTTTTTAGGTCTTCAATTTGTTTTTTTAAATCCTCAATATTAGGGTTGGTTGCAGCCATTTATATTTTGTTATAAATATTTAATAATTTAATTTTATTTATAACTTGTTGGTTTTTTATTTTTAGCAAATTCTGGAGATTGGACTTTACCTGTAGAATCTATTAAAGTAGTTTTTTGGTCACCGTTAGCTTTTTCCATTTGTTCATTCTGTTTAGTGTAATGTTCTTGGATTTTATGAAATGTAAATTTCCTTAACCATGTAGGCATATTATATACTGTATCCCAGTCATAACCTCCTTGTCCATGAAAACAAATTTCATGAATTTGGGTAAATAAATTAACTCTAACTTGAGGAGCGATATTAAGCGTCAGGCCAAAAAAAGTTGATATTAATAGGGATAGCGACCTCCTCACCGCTATCTGTAGTAAAGTTTAAATTAACATCTGGTTGGATTGCTCTAATATAATCTCTTAATGCTTTTGAATCTCTAGCTAATAAATAATTATCTACAAAATCACGAATAGTTTTAGTATCTCTATCACCTCCAACAGAAGTAATCATATATTTTAATCTAGTAGTTAATTCAGGAGAATTATCTTTATTAATCTTTTTTAAACCTTCTAATTCAGCTACAATTTTTTTCTCATCATTATGAGTTAACAATTTAAAAGTAAGTTTGGTTTGTGAATTAGGTAAGATAAATGTAAATTCATTTACTCCAGCTGAGTATAAAGATTCGTCTAATTCTCTATTATTTAATAGGGAAAGATCTACAGTATATGATTCATCACCATATTTAAAAGAATAATCTTTACCATAACCTAATACACGAGCTGCTACCATAATAGCATTTTTATCACCTACAACTAGATCATCATAATTAATATCACTTACAATTAGTGACTTCATTAATTTATCTAAAACTGTTCCTTTTTGAATATAAGACTGATTAGATAGAATATCTTCTTCTCTAGCAGTCATATATTTCATTTCAATTTTACCCGATGATAAAGGATTTTCTTTTGGATAAATTAAACCTTTTGATGGTAATTCTACAACTTCTGTAGGTAACTTAAATTTGTTTTCTTCCATAATTTATTTTATATAACTTTATTGTCCTATATAAATATATAAGAAAAAAAGAAGCTCGCAAAAAATGCGAGCTTTCTTTAATTTATTTTTACTTTTAATTAGAAATTCAATACACAGTAATCCATACCAAGTGTTAATGATAAGTTAACAGCCGCATTTTCCGTATCCCAGTTATATTCACCGAAGTTACCACCTTTAATAAACGCACCTTTAATTACCCACTCAGAAACGATATCACCTACAGGACCTAATACGTCGATAGTTAAGTCTTTCTTATAGAAATCGCTATAACCATCACGACCAGTTACTGATTCGTGGTGTAAACGTACCCATTCCATAACGGCTTGAGCACCTGAAGGAGTAATAGGATCAAATAAAGTCATAGTTAAATCACTCCATTTTGTTTTACCTTTTACTTTTGTGTAAACGTTGATATGGTTAAGAACCACTTCACCTTGTTCAAATGTTACAGCTGAGATTGCTTTAATGATGTATGATGGAAAACCATCAACGTACATGATGAATCGGTTAGCCTGTTTTGGTTCAAAGGCGGTGAAAAATATTTCGTTAGGATCTAAGATTGCCATTTTGTTTATTTTGTTTTGTTATAAATATTCCGTTTTTAAAAAATTATGCTGGGAAAGATACTCCTGTTGGTAAGATGTTGAAGTTCAAGTAAACGAATTCAGCAGTCTTAGTTGGTTGTAAGTAAATTTGTCCTACTAATTGGTTTCTATCGATTACGTCTGGAGTGTTGTTGCTTGAATCCATTACTACTTTAAAAGCATACAAACCTTGACGTTGCTGAACTGATTCTAAGTAAGGATTAACTTGAGCTAAGAATGCGTTACGTGTAGCAATTGTGTTTTGTTCAAATACTAAGTTATTAGCAATTTGACCAATGTATGATTTAAGAGAAATTAACAAACGACGAACGTTTACACGATCTAAAGCACTTGCTTTTGTTTGTAATGTTTTTTGTCCGTAAACTACAACTCCTGTTCCAGGGAACGTAGCAATTGGATTAACTTTATTAGTATATAAAGTATCACGATTTGCTTGAGTTAATTTCTTTTCAGCTCTTACTACTGTAGATAAACCACCTCTGTTAATACCAGCGGGAGCGAACCAAGGCTCACTTACGTTATCATTATACGCGTATACACCGGCTACTAACGTTGAGGCTGGTACCCATACTAATTGAGAAGTACTAGGATCAACTGTTTGAACCCAAGGCCAGTATGAAGCAGCATATGAAGTATTTTTAGCATTTGCAGCAGATGTTGCAGCATTGATAGTAGAATTATAAGGTACTAAATCCGCTACAAAAATATTATCACCACGGTTCATTGTGTTGTTAACAATAGTATTTACTTGAGATGATCCTAAAGGAGCTTCAGAAGCAAATAAACCTGGGGTTAATAATACGTTGAATTGATAATCATCCTGATTTGATAATAAACTAATCATATTATCATAACTTGATGATAATAATCCTTGAATATTAGTTACACCGCTAATAATAGCATCATAATATTTAGCTCCTCCAGCTACTGCTAAGTTACCTGTAGCTCCTACAAATGATCCACTAGCATTAGCAGGAATAGAACCAGTAAATTGGTTTTTAGCTATACCCGTATTATCAAAATATAATGGAGTTGGAGTTGAAACAGAAGATACATAAACGTATCTTGAAGCATTTGGATAAGTTCCGTTTACTACAATTTGGTTATCATTAGTTCCAGAATAAACTTTATATTGATCACCAATTACTCTAGATACATAATTAGGAGCTGTTGTATCCATAGACAAGTTAGTCCATGTTTCTAATACAATTTGATTATTTGTATTGTCATCTCCTTGGCGAATGATTAAACTAAAAGTTCCAGATGCTGTATCATTATTAGCAATTTGCCATCTAATGTTATTAATAGAACCTGATGCTAATGAACCACTAGCGTCTAATGAGCTAGAGCTATTCATTACCGTACCTTGAGAAATTGTACTTAATTGTAATGCTAAAGATCCACTTACGTTTAAAATAGCAGAACCGTTACTTGCCGAACCAGAAGTAAAAGCAGATGTAAATGATCCACTTGCTACCCTAGCTACTAACATAGTGTCTCCACCATTATTAAAATAGTTATAAGCTGCGATTGAAGTAAAGTACGTATAAATGTTACTAGCACTTAAAAATGTAGTACCAAATTTATTTTGGTAATCACTCCAAGAAGTAACAATTGTAGGAACTTCTACAGGACCTTTAACTGTAGGGCCAATAATAGCAGCCCCAACATTTACGGGGTTTTGCGTAATAAAGGACTGGTCGTTTTCTAATTGAAGTACGCCAGGAGATACTAATGTATTTGTTGCCATGTTTCTAAAGTTATATTGATTTTATTCCGTAATAAATATTACAGAAAAAGTCAAAATTAATTAGAACTGGTGAATTCTCCCTTAGTGATATTTATACTTCCTTCTCCATATTTTTCGGAGATTTCTTTACCAATTTGAATTTCTTGGTTTTTTAATTGAACAAGGGCATCAACAAGAGATTCTTTTTTTAATTCTAATTCTTGTATTTGAAATTCAATGTAACCAAAATCAATTGTTAATTGATCCCTTGTAGATCGTAAACCTTGCATTTGTTGGATTTCTTCTTGTGTTAAAACTTGTGTTGTCATTTTTTATTTATTTTTTTAAATATATGTTCCTGTAAATATAACTGTTCCACTATCAGTAGGAGCTCCACTAATTAATATTTGACCACTGCTAGATACATTAACTTTAAGGATTGAAAGATTTGTAGTACCTGGAAGTGTTGTATTCACAGTTGATGTAATATTAAAGGCTTGAGGATAGGCGGCATTAATCCATACATTATCTCCTATTACTTTACCTACTAACACTGTAAATAAACTACTTGTAGCGGCTCCGTTTGTCATTACTGTTTTGCCTGCTATAAATTTAAAATTACCAGGTACTACAGTTGATCCGTTATCATAATATTGAGTATTAATTTGTGTTACACTTCCTGTTAAAGCATAAGAAGCCGTAGTAGCAAAAGAAGCAGTAACTGTTAAATTATTTGTACTAGGATTATATTCTAAATCATTATCGATTTTAGGAGGATTAGTACCTGCTCCTTGAACAAAAGTTAAATAATGAGTACCACCTCCTGTAATAGCAGTAGTAATATTAGATGCTGAAGTAGCAGTAGTAGCTACATTAGCATTTGTTATACTACCTGTTAGACTTACTCCAGTAATAGGTGTAAATCCTGCTGAACCAGTACCAAAGGCATTATATAATTGTTCAATATCTGATGCTTGTATTGTATTGCCGTTTACTACGTTTGATGGATTTAAAGTTGCCATATTTTATTTATTGATAAATATTTATACCTTCCAGAAACTATAAATACCTTTATCTAATTCGTATGAATCCCAAACAAATCGTTCACGCATCGGTTGTTGTTGAGCCCACTCCCACATTTTTGTTAAACCTTTCCTTAAATCTGTTTTATATTCGTAACCTAAAATACCAATTGATTTTTGCCAAGTTGGAATTGAATGTTTAACTTCATGTCTTGCTTCTTTATAAACAATTTTTCCACCACTAATTACCTCTTGTAATGTTTTACAAGCATCAGTAATTGAAATTTCTTCAATACCTCCTAAATTAATAATTTGTTTAGAGGCCTCAGGTAACATTGCTGATTTCCATAATGGTTCTAGATTATCATCAATATAACTAAATGCTCTAGTTTGAGTACCATCTCCAAAAATAGTCATTGGTTCATTATTTAAATGTTGATACATCCAAATTCCTAATACGTTACGATATTTGTCCCAAATGTTTTGTTTAACACCATAAACGTTATGTGGACGAATAATACACCAATCTAATCCATGTTGTTCTCCTGCAATTTGAATATCCATTTCACAAGCATACTTTGCTACACCATAGGGATCAATAGGTGCGGGAATTTGATCTTCATTAAATATTCCACCATATCCATGTCCATACACAGCTAAAGTAGAAGTGAATACTAAACGTTTTACATCGTGTTTAATACATTCATTTACAATAGCAGCTGTTGCTTTTAAATTATTATCATAATTATATGTTCTAATAAAAGGTGATAATCCTTCAGCAGCATAAGCAGCAAAGTGAAATACATAAGTTGGTTTATATTTTTCAAATATTAAAGAAATATTATTTCCTATAATATTAGTATTGAAAAATTCTACTTTATAATTAACATTTTCTTTATAACCACCTGATAGATCATCTACTCCAATTATTTGATAATTGGGTTGGTTTTCAGTTAGCCAATCAGCTAAACGACTACCTAATAATCCTGCTACCCCTGTTATTAATACTGTTTCTTTCATTGTATTTTTAATAATTTATTAATTGATTTTATTACTTGTTCTGGTTTGATTGTTTTAGTACATTCAAATTGTCTTGGTGTATTTTCATGTTCAGGACACCACTCCCAATTACCTGGATTTAACCAATGTTTGTTAAAACATCCAGTACATACGTTCGTGTCATAATTAAATATACGTTCACAGTCTAAAAATTCAGTATATGGTTCACTAAATCCTGAGATTAATATTGTTGGTGTTCCAATCGACCATGACATCCAACTTAATCCACTACCTACTCCAATAAATGCTTCGGCGTGTTTAATATCAACCATTCTATCCTCAATTGGGTAGTTACCTGTTTTATTAATTACTCCTGTTAATTTACCTCCTAATTTTGAATCATGCCATTTATCTCCTAAAAGTTCATGAGTTAACATTAAAACTTTATATCCTTTCTCATTTAAATAATCAATAATAGTCTGCCAACCTTTAGGATACATCCAATATTTAGCATGTGACGAAGCATGAGGAGCAATAACTACATATTTTTCATCAATTTGTTTTATTTTATCCGGAACATTTACTTTAGCTTTAATTTCTCTATATGGTACTCCTAACATAGAGGAAGCAGTTTCACCCAAAGGATGCCTTTTAAATTCAATAGGAGATTTATCAGAATTAACTGTTCTATCTTCATTATAAAACCAACCAATACAGTACATAGCATATAAATTAAATACTTCAGTACCAGGTTCTACAAATTCTATTTCTGGGTATTGAGATTGGAACCAGTCATTATGGAATGTAGATACTACTACATTACATTTATATTTTTTCCTAAATTCTTCAACCTGAGGGAACCATGCTAATGTGTCTCCAATAGCTGAACTTTCAAAGTGAATATAAACCTTTTGATTTGTAAGGTCTAATTTATGTTCGAATATTAATTCATTTGTTTCTTTATCTATAACCTCTATCTTCCAATTAACAAAATATTGGATATTAGTTTTTGTCCACATATTGTTATTAATCTCACTTTCATGAATAACTTTATTGTGTTTTTGGTCGATAAATTTAACTATATACCTTCTTTCTTCATCACCAATAACTTCACATTTTGCCCCTTGAATAAAATTAATAAAAAACTTATTAAATTCTCTTTTATAAGGGATATTTAATTGTTCTAAGTTGTTGTATTCTTTAATTAAAACTTCTTTCATATACTTTTATTAAATCTTTAGTTCTATTTTTCCAATCTAATTCTAATCCTGTATTGATTGCTCTTTGTTTATAAAAATCATAATTTTCTATAATATCATCTAAACCTCTTTCCATTTCAAACACATCCCGAGGAGCTCTCCAAGCCCCATGAAATAAAGTTTCATATTCCCAATTAGCAATTATAGGTAAACCAGCGGCTGCTGCTTCTACCATTGTTAAATTTGGATGTCCTGCTTCTAACATTGTTGGATGGATAAAAATATCATGACTATGATATAATTCTAATAATTTACTATTAGGAGTATCAAAAACCAAATTTAGTTTAGGATAATTAAACATCCACAAATGTTGGTTAAAAAATGCTTTATTAAAACTAGGACCCGCTATAGTAATTTTTAAATTACGTTTCATAGCTAATGCTAATCCATATGTAAATCCTTTTCTATCAAATCCAGGATCACCTCCTAATCCATTAGCCGCTACCATTAATAATTTTGGTGTTACAGGAGCATTTTTAGAAGTTGGATAAAACTTATTTGTATTAACTCCATGTGAAAAATATTCAACTTTAGGGTGATTAAAATAATCAACTAAAAATCTAGCGGGTACTAATGTTAAAATTGATTTATCTATAGCTTCTAAATTCTGAAGGTATGTTGATGATTCTTTACCATGATGAACTACATGATGGTCATGTAGTTGATAAATATAAGGTATGCCTCTTTGAGCTAAATCTAAAGCTAAATTAGCAACATGACAATGAACAATATCATATTGTCCTAAATGAATTTCATTAATAAATTTAATATGAGATTCATGTCCTAAATTTATAGAATTACAGTGAAATTCCCATACTATTTTTTCAATAGCTCCCCAATCTGGTGGTGGTACTGGTATTCCGCAACCTGGATGTACTTGGCAAATTCTCATCTTTTCTTAGCGTATAAAAGAGCTAAATTTGTTTCTTTATGGATTTGATCAAAATTAATAACAAATCCATTTCGACTAAATTTTTCTAATAAATGTAAAATTTTATGACTATTTTCCCAAATATCATGCACTTCAATTACCCATTTATTTATTCGTTTTATCATATCATCAGAGGTATTAAATAAAAGAGGATATTCTCCATGTTCAATATCTATTTTTATAAAATCAATATGAGGAACATTAAAATCTTTTAACATTCTGTTTATATTATAATTCTCTTCTTCAAATCCTACCCATCCTTCAAGAATTGTTGAATTTGTATTTTCTAAATTATAATGTAAACTTTCTATATTTCTATTATCACATTCAATAGAATAAACATGTTTAGCTCCTTTATTTAAAGCATATAAAGTAAAAAACCCTACATTAGCTCCACAATCAACTACAATATCATTTTTTTCTACTTCAACTCCATAACGAGAATATTCATGGTCAAACCATATTTCTTTATATACATTTTCATACCAAGCTAATTCACCAATCCCGGCTACTTTATAATCGTATAAATACATTAATCAACAAATATTAAAGGATTATCATTATGTTTATTTTTTTCTACTTGATCTACTAAACTAAATCCTGGAAGGTGTTTTGTGTAAACTTTGTCTGTTATACCTGATTTCATTTGTCCTATATTTTTAATCCATAAGTCCCAAGCTTCCCATTTTCTATTCATTAATTTATCTTCCCACACGTTTAATTTGCCTTGAGGAATTAAATATGATTGAGCAGGAACAAATGGAATAACATCACAGTGTACATCTTCTACTTGAATACCATAAACATTAGTAGTTTCTTTTGGATTACCAAACCCAACTAAATCTAAACCTTGCTCATTAGCAATTTTATTAAACCTAAATAATGAGTTATATAATTCACTAAAATCAGAATCAATAATAGTATCACCTTCAAATATTAAAACAAAATCATAATTTTTATTTTCACCTAAAGTAATAGCATTTCTATGAGCTAAATAGCAACCATAATGTCCTGGTGTTAATTTACCAAAACCATTACCAATTGATTGAGGTTGAAAATCAATATCTTGAGGACGATGACAAGTATCAGCAGGAGGAAGTCTGCGATAAATTTCGTTAACTCTCATATTATATTCAATACCTGTATGTTCACAAAATGCTTTTAAATTTTCAATAGAACGTTTTTCTTTTTCATTAGTTTCAGGTTCTGTAACTAAATGATGTAAAATAATTTTATGATTATTATGATATTGTTCTAAATCACCTTTCCATGTAAACAATCCATTTCCTTTTAAAGTATTTTCAAAATATTCTTTATCTAAATTAAATACATGTTTAATTACTTCTTTACCTGTTATTAAATCCTTAACATCAAAAGTCACTACAAATTTATCATCTAAATTGTATTTAACCATATCCCAAAAATGATATCTACCTTCAACAGGTAAAAGTCTTTCAATTATTAATTCACCATTTTTAACTACTGTATAATGAATTAATTTACTTTCAGTACTATTAGAAATTGTTATCCAAGGACAAAAATGATTTGAAACGTTTGTAGGTAAAATAGTATAATATTCTACCATTGAAAAATCTTCAAACTGAAAATATGTTTCTATATCTTTTTCAAATTGTTCTTTAGTTTCAACATAATTATTTGGATAATCTTTCCATAAATGATAATATAAATTTTCAATACCATTTGATTCAGAACCACAATCAATCATACATTGAGTATATTCTTGTTCGTTTTTAATTTCTTTTAAACGGTCAAGCATTACACTTGCTTTAGCAGCAAAGAAAAATGTTGTATAACAATTACCTTCACCAGCGGTATTAAATCCAAAATATGTATCTTTATAATCTAAAATGTTAGATATACTATCAATGTATGATTCATCTTTTAAAATATAATCATAATTAACAAAATAAAGTTTTTCATGGTTTAAGTGTTTACCTAACATAGCTCCATTATAGAAACTAGTATAACAAACACCACCATGGTATCTATCATTTCCCTCACCTTTTAAATTTAAAGAGGAATGATATAAAGGATAATCACACCAAGCGGTACTATAAAAAGTATGTTTAACTAAAAAATTATTAGCATCATAAATTACATAATCCACCATTTCTTGTAATTCTACAGGTACAGGAGCATGAGCTGAAATTATAATTTTACGTCCTGATTTTTTCAGGGATTCAATACATTTTTTAGTTGTTTGAATAATAGCATCTGTAACAGGATATGTACATACTACATATGCCTCTTTAGAATAATCGATTTGTTTTTCTTCTGGATTCAAAGTATCTTTTATTTTTTGTAAATTGTTATTAAAATTATCAAATTCAAGATAATTAACTCCTTTAAATTTATCAAAATAATTAAGATAAACTGGTAAGTTGTAGATTAAAACTGGTATTTGAGATGAAATAGCTTCACGAATAACTAAAGGCATTGTTTCTTTATCATTTTCGTGTCCACGAGAAGTAAATAAAAATAAATCCATTGCCTGATAGAATCTATCTACATCTGTTCTTTCATTCCACCATGTTAAATTTGAGGGTTGTTCTTTAGCTAATGGTTCCCAATACCACTTAAAATTATCTGCTCTATTACCTAAACTATGAAATTCATATTCAGGTAATGATTTAGCGTATTCAAAAAATTCAGATTGATTTTTACGTGATGTATATAATCCAACATGTAAAATATGTTTTTTATTAGGGTCTAACCCTAATGCTTTTAATGCCTCTTCTCTATTAGGACGTTCAATATACTCAATAGGATATTCAACTAATACTTTAGGAATATCTAAATCTTTATATTGATTAATTTGCCATTGAGATACAAACATAAACTTATCTGGATAGAATTTTTTATTATCTGTATTATAAGATGAATCATGTGATGTTTCTACAATTTTATAATTTCTATCTTGTGTATAAATTTGTTGGGCAATATTATCATCCATAAAAAATTCCGGTATTTCCTCTAAATGGATAATATCAGGTTGGATGTCATTAATAATGTTGATTAATTGCTGTTTATTATCGTCTAATGTGTAGAATTTCTCAGGAGCAACGAGTTGTGTCACTTTATTCTTAGTCACAACTAATACACCACCAGTGCAATCTACCCATTCAACTAAATGAATGTCAAATTCATCTTTTAATAATTCTATCTTTTTGGTTAGGTATTGAGGTAGCCCACCTGTCGACAAATGCGGGGCAATAAATAACAATTTTTTCATAACGGTGTTGACAATAAATATAATAAAAAGTACTTAAAGTACCAAGTTTAATTAAAGATTTCCCACTCTATCTTGAAAATATTGTTGTAAAAATGCTTGAGAATAAGATGTTATTTTTCTTAAATAAGGATATTCATTTGGATTTATAGGATTACCTCTTTTCCATCCAGTACCTACCTCAATTGCTTTATTGTATATTTCTTGTTCTAAAGCGTCATTAGGCACATAACCTAAAAAGTCGTATGTTCGTATCCAATCGTTTATTATCATAGTTAGTTGACGGTTACATCAAAATATAATCCTGTATATCCACCATATGATGCTACATCCTCAGTACCATAAGTGGACGAATCAAAAGTACTTCCTCCAGAACCAGCAGCTACAGTACCTCCTGATACTTTGGAAGTTCCGTTTATTAAAATATTACAAGTACCACCAGCAAATGAAGGGTTAGCACCAGTTATAATTACTTTCCAATATCCTCTAAAAATAATAGGATCACCCGTAGGTTGACTGACTGCTGATGGTCCATAAGTACCAGGAGCCATTGCCATACCACCACCCGCTAAGTATTGATAAGAAAAACTTGAATCCCATAATTCAACGTTCACGTTAACAGCATTATCTACTGGTGGAGGAGGGAATGGTGGAGGGTTTGTTAAATTATTTGTTACATTTAGGGTCACTTGATAAGTTGAATTATCATAAAAATATGTTAATCCATCAAAATCACCTACTGCTATATTAGTAGTTTTAGCAGATGTTCCATAAATTCTATTTAATCCTGAGTTTTCACCTTGTCCCCAATTATTATTAGCTTGTGAATTTGAACCATTAGGCCCAGCAAAATATGAAAAAAAACTCATAGTGTTTAGGCTAAGGATACCTGTAGAATAGGTACCATTAGCCTCACTCCATATGTCACTAAATTTTACATTTGTACTTGGAACCGCCATTATTTATTATTTAATTGGTTTTGTAGATCTTTTACTTTTTTATTTAATTCTTTAATAGCTTCAATTAACAACCCACTTATGTTACCATATGCTACTGATTTAATTCCTGTTTCTTTATCTGTACTTACTACTTCTGGAAGTACTTTTTCTATTTGTTGAGCAATTACACCAGCATGTCTTTGTGTAGGGTTTGATGGATTATCAGTTCTTATAAATGTAACACCATCAATTTGTTGGATTTTATTAAGTGAGTTTTCAATTACTTTAATATTTGCTTTTACTCTTTCATCCGAAAATGCTTGAATATCATAAGCGGCGTATATTGAAACACCACTTACGTTTGATGCTACGTGTACTGGATATGATGGAGAAGCTGTACCAACACCTAATCTGCTGTTTGTAATATCTGTGTATAAGAAACTTGTACTTTGTACTGTTGTTCCGTTTACTGTGTATACTACATAGTTTGGTTGGTTGTTAAATACACCACCACTAATACCTGAAGTACCGTTAATAGATACACCTGATGAACCTGCTGAACCTGAAGTTCCTGAAGTAGCGTTTCCAACACTTAAACCGTTAGTACCTGTTGTACCACTTGTTCCACTTGAACCTGATGTTCCAGATGTTCTGCTTGAACCACTAGCTCCGTTGTTTCCATCAGTACCTGTTGTACCTGATGAACCTGCTGTACCTGAAGTTCTGCTTGAACCTGCAGCTCCATTAGCTCCTGAAGAACCACTTGAACCTGATGTTCCTGAAGTTGCACTTGCTGCACTTAAACCTGCTACACCTGGTCCACCATTTGAACCACTTGATCCTGTTGTACCTGAAGTTGCACTTGAGTTACTTGCACCTGCGGCACCTGCAGCACCTGTTGTACCATTTGTACCACTTGAACCTGAAGTTGCACTTACATTACTTGTTCCTGCTGCTCCTGCTGCTCCATTAGTACCGTTAGTACCATTTGAACCTGATGTTGCGCTTGCTGCACTTATTCCTGATACACCTGGTAAACCATTAGTACCATTTGAACCTGTAGTTCCTGAAGATGCACTTGAAGCACTTGCTCCTGCGGCACCTGCGTTACCTGTTGTTCCTGTTGTTCCTGAAGTACCACTTGTATTAGAAGCAGCGGCTGCTCCAGCATTACCTGCAGTACCAGTTGTACCACTTGTACCTGAAGTGTTACTTCCTGCACTTAAACCACCATTACCTGTTACTCCATTAGTACCGTTTGTACCTGCTGAACCTGAAGTTGCACTAGCTGCGCTATTACCTGCTATACCTGGATTTCCAGATGTACCATTTGAACCTGTAGTTCCAGATGTAGCACTAGCTGCGCTTATTCCTATAGTTCCAGGTAAACCGTTAGTACCATTTGAACCTGTAGTTCCACTTGATGCGCTAGAAGCACTTGCTCCTGCGGCACCTGCGTTACCTGTTGTTCCTGTTGTTCCTGAAGTACCACTTGAAGCACTTGAAGCAGCAGCTCCAGCGTTACCAGCAGTACCATTAGTACCACTTGTACCAGATGTATTACTTCCAGCACTTAAACCACCAACACCTGCTGCTCCGTTAGTACCATTAGTACCTCCTGAACCTGATGTAGCACTTGAAGCACTTGCTCCTGCTACACCTGCATTTCCATTAGTACCATTTGTACCACTTGAACCACTTGATGCACTAGCTGCACTTAAACCTGCAGCTCCTGCTATACCACTTGTTCCTGAAGAACCACTAGATCCTGAAGTTCCTGAACTAGCACTTGAAGCACTTGCTCCTGCTGCTCCTGCGTTACCCGTTGTACCGTTTGTACCTGAAGTACCACTTGAAGCACTTAAAGCACTTGCTCCAGCAGCGCCGGCATTACCTGCTGAACCTGTTGTTCCACTTGTGCCTGAAGTATTACTTCCAGCACTTAAACCACCATTACCTGTTACTCCATTAGTACCGTTTGTACCACTAGAACCAGATGTTGTACTTAAAGCACTTGAACCAGCAGCACCTGCTGCTCCATTAGTACCATTTGTTCCACTAGACCCTGATGTTGCACTAGCTGCGCTTAAACCTGCTACTCCAGGACCACCACTTGAACCATTTGTACCTGTAGTTCCTGAACTAGCACTTGAAGCACTTGCTCCTGCTGCTCCTGCGTTACCCGTTGTACCATTAGATCCTGTTGTTCCTGAAGTACCACTTGAAGCACTTGAAGCACTCGCACCTGCTGCACCCGCATTTCCTGATGTACCATTTGTACCTGAAGTACCTGATGTTGCACTTGCGGCACTTATTCCTGCTACTCCAGGACCACCATTTGAACCACTTGTTCCACTAGTTCCTGAAGATGCACTATTATTGCTTAAACCAGCTATACCATTAGTACCAGTTGTTCCTGTTGAACCTGATGTACCACTAGTACCTGAAGAATCACTTAATCTACTTCCACCAGCTGCACCTTGAGTACCTGTTGAACCACTAGAACCACTAGTTCCACTTGAAGCACTTGAATTGCTACCTCCGGCTGCACCAGCATTACCTGTTGTACCAGTTGTTCCACTAGTTCCTGAAGAAGCACTAGATGCACTTGATCCTGCCGCTCCAGCATTACCTGCTGAACCTGTTGTACCGCTTGTACCTGAAGTGTTACTTCCAGCACTTAATCCACCATTACCTGCAACTCCATTAGTACCATTAGTACCTGTTGAACCTGAAGTTCCTGATGTTGTACTTAAAGCACTATTACCTGCTATACCAGCATTACCATTTGAACCATTTGAACCACTTGTACCTGAAGTTGCACTAGCTGCGCTTATTCCTGATACACCTGGTAGACCATTAGTACCATTTGAACCTGTTGTTCCAGATGTATTACTTATATTACTTGAACCTGCAGCTCCAGAGTTACCATTAGTACCTGTAGTTCCTGTTGAACCACTTGAACCTGAAGTACCAGATGAATCACTTAATCTACTTCCACCGGCCGCTCCTACAGTTCCTGTTGTACCTGTTGAACCTGAAGTACCACTTGATGCACTTAAAGCACTTGCTCCAGCAACACCTGCGTTACCAGAGGTACCATTAGTACCACTAGTTCCTGAAGAGGCACTTGAAGCACTTGCTCCAGCAGCACCAGCAAAACCTGTTGTACCTGTAGATCCACTTGTACCAGAAGTATTACTTGCTCCGCTATTACCGCCTAATCCTGCAGTACCTATTGTACCACTAGTTCCAGCAGTACCAGCAGTATTACTTAAAGCACCTATACCTGCTGTACCATTTGAACCTGATGAACCACTAGTTCCTGAAGACGCACTTGAAGCACTATTACCTGCTATACCTGCGTTTCCATTAGTACCATTTGAACCTGAAGTTCCTGATGTTGCACTTGCTGCACTTAAACCCGCTACTCCTGGTCCACCTGAAGAACCTGATGTTCCTGAAGTTCCTGAAGAAGCACTACTATTACTTAAACCTGCTATACCATTAGTACCTGTTGTTCCTGTGCTACCACTTGAACCTGAAGTACCGGATGAATCACTTAATCTGCTTGCACCTGCAGCTCCTTGAGTACCTGTTGTTCCTGTTGAACCTGATGTTCCTGAAGTTGAACTAGAGTTACTACCTCCTGCTACACCAGCATTACCGTTTGTACCATTTGAACCTGAAGTACCTGATGTTGCACTTGCTGCACTTAAACCTGCTATACCAGGTCCACCTGAACTACCGTTAGTACCACTTGAGCCACTTGATGCACTTGAAGCACTTGCTCCAGCAGCACCAGCAGCACCTGTTGTACCTGTAGTTCCTGAAGAACCACTAGTTCCAGAAGTTGAACTTATAGCGCTATTACCTGCTATACCAACATTACCATTTGAACCATTTGAACCACTTGTACCTGAAGTTGCACTAGCTGCGCTTATTCCTATAGTTCCAGGTAAACCGTTAGTACCATTTGAACCTGTTGTACCTGATGTATTACTTATATTTGAAATACCAGCAGCACCTGCATTACCATTAGTACCTGTAGTTCCTGTTGAACCACTTGAACCGGCTGTACCACTTGAAGCACTTGCATTTGAAGAACCCGCGTTACCATTTGTTCCTGTTGTTCCAGTTGAACCTGAAGTACCTGAACTTCTGCTTAAAGCGCTACCACCATCAGCACCTGAAGTACCTGTAGTACCTGATGAACCTGATGTTCCAGAACTTCTGCTTAAAGAAGAAGCACCTTCTGTACCTGTAGTTCCTGTAGAACCACTAGTTCCGCTTGAACCTGATGAACCACTATCTATGCTTGAACCGCGAGTACCTGCTGTTCCTGTTGAACCACTAGATCCTGAAGTACCTGATGATTGACTTAAATTACTTGCTCCAGCAACACCTATAGTACCTGTTGTACCACTAGAACCACTTGTACCTGATGAAGCACTAATATTTGATGCACCTGCTGCACCTGCGTTACCTGTTGTACCATTAGAACCACTTGTTCCACTTGTTCCACTTGAAGCACTTGCTGCTGAAGCTCCAGAAGCACCACCAATACCTGCTGAACCACCAGAACCACTTGTTCCGCTTGTTCCGCTTGAAGCACTAGATGCGCTTGAACCTGCTGCGCCAGCATTACCATTTGAACCTGAAGAACCACTAGTTCCAGATGTATTACTTATATTTGAAGCACCAGCAACTCCATTTGTACCAGTAGTACCTGTAGAACCTGAAGTACCACTTGTACCACTAGAATCACTTAATCTACTTCCACCAGCAGCTCCTTGAGTACCGGTTGAACCAGTTGAACCACTAGTTCCGCTTGTACCAGATGATGAGCTACTATTAGATGAACCAGCGGCTCCTACTGTACCATTTGTACCTGTAGAACCACTAGAACCTGAAGTACCGCTTGAAGTACTTAAATTACTTGAACCAGCGGCACCTGCTGTACCGTTAGTTCCTGTTGAGCCTGAAGTACCAGCAGTACCACTAGAAGCACTAGAGTTACTACCTCCTGCATTACCTGCCGAACCTGTTGTTCCTGCACTACCGGAAGTACCACTTGAAGCACTTGTGTTTGAAGCACCTGCTAAACCATTTGTTCCTGTTGTTCCTGTAGAACCAGATGAACCACTAGTACCTGAAGAATCACTTAATCTACTTGCACCCGCAGCACCTGTAGTACCTGATGAACCTGTAGATCCTGATGAACCTGAAGTTCCAGATGAAGCACTTAAAGCACTTGCTCCTGCTACACCTGCGTTACCACTTGAACCTGATGTACCTGAAGTACCTGAAGAATTACTTATATTTGAAGTTCCTGCATTACCTGCTGAACCAGTTGTACCAGTTGAGCCTGAGGTTCCACTAGATGCACTTATATTACTTGATCCTGCAGCACCTGCTGTACCTGTAGTTCCTGCTGAACCTGAAGTACCTGCTGTACCGCTTGAAGCACTAGATTGAGATGAACCTGCTGCTCCAATTGTACCATTAGTACCTGTAGATCCACTAGATCCTGAAGTACCTGAACTTCTGCTTAATGCACTACCTCCGTCAACACCTGCTGTTCCTGTTGAACCTGATGAACCACTAGTACCTGAACTTCTACTTAAAGAAGAAGCACCTTCTGAACCAGCAGTACCTGTTGAACCGCTTGTTCCACTTGAACCAGATGAACCGCTATCTAAGCTTGAACCACGAGTACCAGCTGTACCAGATGAACCAGATGAACCACTTGTACCAGATGAATTACTTAATTGGCTTGAACCGGCCGCACCCGCAGTACCAGTAGAACCTGTAGATCCTGAAGTACCTGATGTTCCGGAAGAAGCACTATTATTAGATGAACCAGCTGCTCCTGCAGTACCGTTAGTACCAGCAGAACCACTTGTTCCTGATGTATTACTTGAATTGCTTGAACCTGCTGCTCCAGCAGTACCATTTGTACCCGCACTACCTGATGAACCAGCAGTACCTGAACTTGCACTAGAATTACTTCCACCAGCAGCGCCATTTGTACCAGTAGTACCTGTAGAACCTGATGTTCCACTTGTTCCACTTGAATCACTTAAACGACTTCCACCGGCTGCTCCTTGTGTACCTGTAGAACCTGTAGAACCACTTGTACCACTTGTACCTGAAGAAGCACTACTATTTGAAGCACCAGCTGCACCTGCAGAACCTGTACTTCCTGAAGAACCACTTGTTCCACTAGAAGCACTAGAATTACTTGAACCTGTCGCTCCAGCGGTTCCATTAGTTCCTGTTGAACCACTAGAACCAGATGTGCCTGAAGATGCACTTGATTGAGATGAACCTGCAGCACCTACTGTACCTGAAGTACCAGTAGAACCACTAGAACCACTTGTTCCACTAGAAGCGCTTAAATTACTACCTCCAGCGTTACCATTTGAACCTGTAGTACCAGATGAACCTGAAGTTCCAGATGATGCACTTGTATTAGAAGCACCTATTGTACCATTTGTACCTGTAGAACCTGATGTTCCACTTGTACCAGATGAAGTACTTGAGTTAGCAGATCCTGCTGTACCGTTTGTTCCTGTAGAACCTGATGATCCTGATGTACCTGAAGTACCACTAGAATCACTTAATCTACTTCCACCGGCTGCTCCTTGAGTACCTGTTGAACCTGTAGATCCTGAAGTACCTGATGTACCTGAACTAGCACTTAAAGCACTTACGCCTGCTGCTCCTGCGTTTCCAGATGAACCATTAGAACCGCTTGTACCTGAGGTTGCACTTATATTACTTGAACCAGCAACACCAGCGTTACCATTTGAACCTGATGAACCTGAAGTTCCTGATGTATTGCTTAAAGCACTTGCCCCTGCTGCACCTACGGTACCTGTTGAACCAGATGAACCACTTGTTCCAGATGAAGCACTTGATTGAGATGAACCAGCATTACCAGCTGTACCTGTAGTTCCTGTACTACCACTAGAACCACTAGTTCCAGATGAAGCACTAGATTGAGATGAACCAGCGTTACCAGCGGTTCCATTAGTACCTGTACTACCGCTTGTTCCCGCTGTATTACTTATATTTGAAGTACCAGCAGCACCAGCTGTACCATTAGTTCCTGCTGAACCTGAAGTACCTGCTGTACCGCTTGAAGCACTAGATTGAGATGAACCTGCTGCTCCTACTGTACCTGAAGTACCAGTTGAACCAGACGAACCCGATGTACCTGAACTGCGACTTAACGCACTAGCACCGTCTATACCAGCGGTACCTGATGAACCTGATGATCCTGATGTACCTGAGCTTCTGCTTAGTGATGACGCTCCTTCTGAACCAGCAGTACCTGTAGAACCGCTTGTTCCACTTGAACCTGAAGATCCACTGTCTAAGCTTGATCCACGAGTACCTGTAGTACCTGCTGAACCGCTTGAACCACTTGTACCTGATGATTGACTTGATTGGCTTGAACCAGCAACACCTACTGTACCTGTAGTACCAGTAGAACCACTTGTACCTGAAGAGTTACTTATATTTGAAGTACCAGCGGCACCAGCTGATCCTGTAGTTCCTGTAGAACCACTAGAACCAGATGTTCCAGATGATTGACTTAAATTACTACCTCCAGCATTACCTGCTGAACCTGTAGTACCACTTGAACCTGAAGTACCTGATGATGAACTTGAGTTAGCAGATCCTGCTGTACCTACAGAACCTGTAGAACCAGATGTTCCACTAGTTCCTGATGAAGCACTTGAATTACTACCTCCGGCGTTACCATTAGTACCTGTTGTTCCTGTAGAACCACTTGAACCGCTTGTTCCGCTTGAATCACTTAAACGACTTCCACCTGCAGCACCTTGAGTACCTGTAGTACCTGTACTTCCGCTTGTTCCGCTTGAATTACTTATATTTGAAGCACCGGCAGCACCTGCTGAACCTGTAGTACCTGTAGTACCACTTGTTCCACTAGATGCACTAGATTGAGATGGACCAGCTACTCCTACAGTTCCTGCAGAACCTGAACTTCCTGATGTACCTGAAGAAGCACTTGAATTACTTGATCCTGCGGCTCCTGCTGTACCATTTGTACCTGCAGAACCAGATGATCCTGCTGTACCACTAGAAGCACTACTATTTGAAGATCCTGCGTTACCAGCTGTACCTATTGTACCTGCGCTACCACTAGATCCACTAGTTCCTGATGATTGGCTTGATTGAGAAGATCCGGCAGCACCTACTGTACCTGATGTTCCAGTAGAACCAGACGAACCCGATGTACCTGAACTACGACTTAATGCACTGCCTCCATCAACACCTGCAGATCCTGAAGATCCTGAAGATCCTGAAGTACCTGAGCTTCTGCTTAAAGAAGAAGCGCCTTCTGAACCTGCTGTTCCTGTAGAACCGCTTGTACCTGAACTACCTGATGAACCACTGTCTAAACTTGATCCACGAGTACCTGCCGTACCGGATGAACCTGATGAACCGCTAGTTCCAGAAGAAGCACTTAATTGAGATGAACCCGCTGCTCCTACAGTACCAGTAGAACCACTAGATCCACTTGTACCACTTGAGGCACTTAAATTACTTATACCAGCATTACCTGCCGTACCATTAGTTCCAGTAGAACCACTAGTTCCACTTGAATTACTTATATTTGATGAACCAGCGTTACCTGCTGAACCTGTTGTACCCGTAGATCCAGAAGATCCTGAAGTGCCTGAAGATTGTGATGATTGAGATGAACCTGAAGCTCCTATTGTACCTGATGTTCCAGTAGAACCAGATGACCCTGCAGTACCACTTGAAGCACTTAAATTGCTACCACCTGCATTACCCGCTGAACCTGTTGAACCTGAGGTACCTGATGTACCACTAGATGAACTTAAATTTCCGTTACCTGCTGTACCTGTTGTACCAGTAGAACCACTTGTACCTGCGGTACCACTAGAAGCACTACTATTTGAAGATCCTGAAGCTCCTATTGTACCAGAAGTTCCTGTTGAACCACTTGTACCTGCAGTACCACTTGAAGCACTTGTATTAGAAGAACCAGCATTACCTGCAGTTCCATTTGTACCTGTACTTCCGCTTGTTCCACTTGAATTACTTGTATTTGAAGCACCAGCGTTACCTGCGGAACCAGTACTACCTGATGAGCCACTTGTACCACTTGAAGCACTAGATTGGCTTGAACCAGCAGCACCTACTGTACCTGCGGTACCTGTAGATCCACTTGAACCTGCTGTACCACTTGAAGCACTTGTATTTGAAGCACCTGATAAACCATTAGTTCCTGTAGTTCCTGTAGAACCACTAGATCCTGATGTTCCACTAGAATCACTTAAACGACTTGCTCCTGCAGCTCCTGTAGTGCCTGAAGTACCTGTTGAACCAGATGAACCACTAGTACCTGATGATTGACTTAAATTACTTCCACCTGCTGCTCCTATTGTTCCAGTAGTACCTGAGCTACCTGAAGTTCCAGATGATGCGCTAGAGTTACTACCTCCTGTATTACCTGCTGATCCTGTAGAACCTGAAGTACCAGATGTACCACTAGAAGCACTACTATTTGAAGAACCAGCAATTCCAGCAGTACCATTTGTACCTGTTGAACCACTAGATCCTGATGTACCTGAAGATGCACTTAATGCGCTTAAACCTGCTACTCCTGCATTTCCTGATGTACCGTTTGAACCTGATGTACCTGAAGTTGCACTTATATTACTTGAACCAGCGATGCCAGCATTACCATTTGAACCAGATGAACCTGAAGTTCCTGAAGTGTTGCTTAAAGCACTTGCCCCTGCTGCTCCAGCAGTACCTGTTGAACCAGCTGAGCCACTTGTACCTGAAGAAGCACTTAATTGAGATGAACCAGCAGCTCCTACTGTACCTGCGGTACCTGTTGAACCACTAGAACCGCTTGTTCCTGAACTTGCACTTAAAGCACTTCCACCAACCGCTCCTACTGTACCTGAAGTACCTGTTGAACCACTAGAACCTGAGGTACCACTAGAAGCGCTAGAATTACTTCCACCTGCTAATCCATTTGTACCTGTAGTTCCTGTTGATCCTGAAGTACCTGAAGTTCCTGATGAGTCACTTAAACGAGAAGAACCAGCAGCACCTGCTGTTCCTGTAGAACCAGTTGAACCACTAGATCCTGATGTGCCACTTGACGCACTTAAATTTGAAGCCCCAGCAGCACCCGCTGTTCCTGTTGAACCAGCAGAACCACTAGATCCGCTTGTGCCTGAAGAGGCACTATTATTTGAATTACCAGCATTACCAGCAGTACCTGAAGTTCCTGTAGAACCACTAGATCCACTAGTACCTGATGATTGACTTGATTGACTTGCCCCTGCTGCTCCTACAGTACCTGAAGTACCTGTAGAACCTGAAGAACCAGATGTTCCTGAACTTGCACTAGAATTACTTCCACCTGCTGCTCCAGCAGTACCTGAAGTACCACTTGAACCTGATGAACCACTAGAAGCACTAGAGTTACTACCTCCGGCGTTACCATTTGAGCCTGTTGTTCCTGAAGAACCACTTGTTCCACTTGTATTGCCTGAACCTGCATTACCTGCAGTACCATTAGTACCTGTTGAACCAGATGTTCCAGATGAAGCACTTAATTGAGATGCACCAGCAGCTCCTACTGTACCTGCTGATCCTGTTGAACCACTAGAACCTGATGTACCACTAGATGCACTTAAATTACTTCCTCCTGCATTACCATTAGTACCTGTAGTACCTGTACTACCTGATGTACCACTTGTACCTGAAGTATCACTTAAACGGCTTCCTCCGGCTGCACCTTGTGAACCTGTTGTTCCAGTTGAACCCGAAGAACCTGAAGTTCCTGATGATGCACTTGATGCACTTCCTCCCACAGCACCTGCCGTACCATTAGTTCCCGCAGAACCACTTGAACCAGATGTACCCGAAGAAGCACTTAAGTTTGAAGTACCAGCAGCACCTGCTGTACCATTAGTTCCAGTTGAACCACTTGTACCACTAGATGCACTTGAGTTACTACCTCCAGCGACACCAGCAGAACCAGTTGAACCACTTGTTCCGGCTGTTCCACTAGAAGCACTTGTGTTACTTCCACCAGCAGCACCAGCAGTACCTGTTGTTCCTGTACTACCACTTGAACCACTTGTACCGGAAGATGTACTAGATTGACTTGCACCTGCTGCTCCTACTGTACCAGATGTACCTGTGCTACCACTTGAACCACTTGTACCTGAGGAAGCACTTAAATTACTACCACCTGCGTTGCCTGTAGAACCTGTTGTTCCTGATGAACCACTAGTTCCACTAGAAGCACTTGAAGTAGCAGCTCCTGCTGTACCTACTGAACCTGTTGAACCAGATGTACCTGACGTACCAGATGATGCACTAGAATTAGAAGCACCAACGGCACCTGCTGTACCTGTTGTACCAGATGAACCTGATGAGCCTGAGCTTCTGCTTAAACCACTTGCTCCATCTACTCCTGAAGTACCATTTGTACCATTTGTACCCGATGAACCACTTTGTCCTGAAAGTCCATTAAATCCATTTAATCCTGATGAACCACTTGTACCTGTACTACCACTAGTTCCACTTGAATTACTTGATTGACTTGCACCAGCAGCACCTACAGTACCTGCTGAACCTGAAGAACCAGAAGTACCTGATGATTGACTTGAATTACTATTACCTGCTGAACCAGCAGTACCAGTACTACCTGATGAACCACTAGTACCACTTGATTGACTTGAATTTGAAGAACCAGCATTACCTGCTGTTCCATTAGTACCAGCTGAACCACTTGAACCACTTGAACCTGAGGAAGCACTTGATTGAGATGAACCTGCTGCTCCTACTGTACCAGCGGTACCAGTACTACCTGATGAACCAGAAGTACCACTAGAAGCGCTTAAGTTACTTCCTCCTGCTGCTCCAGCTGTACCTGTAGATCCTGAAGAACCACTTGTACCTGAAGAGTTACTTAAGTTAGAAGCTCCAGCATTACCTGCTGATCCTGTTGATCCTGTAGAACCACTTGTTCCACTTGAAGCACTTAAATTACTTGCCCCAGCATTACCTGCTGTTCCTGTAGTACCTGTTGAACCAGATGAACCACTTGTACCTGAGCTTGCACTAGACGCACTTCCACCAACCGCTCCAGCTGTACCTGTTGTACCAGATGAACCTGAAGTTCCAGATGAAGTACTATTATTTGAAGCTCCAGCAACACCTGCAGTACCATTAGTTCCAGTTGAACCACTTGTTCCACTAGAATTACTTATATTTGATGAACCAGCATTACCAGCAGAACCTGTTGATCCTGTTGAACCTGATGAGCCACTAGTTCCTGATGATTGACTTAATTGACTTGCTCCTGCTACCCCTACAGTACCTGAAGTACCAGTTGAACCTGAACTACCGCTTGTACCAGATGAAGCACTTGAATTACTACCTCCAGCATTACCTGATGAACCTGTTGAACCACTTGTTCCAGCAGTTCCTGAAGAGGTACTTGAGTTAGAATTTCCCGCTGTACCTATGGTTCCAGTTGAACCACTAGAACCTGATGTTCCACTAGAAGCACTAGAGTTACTTCCACCAGCTAAACCCACTGAACCTGTAGTACCTGTTGAACCAGAGGTTCCTGAACTGTTACTTATATTTGAAGTACCTGCGTTACCTGCTGAACCGTTTGATCCTGTTGAACCACTAGTTCCAGATGAATTACTTATATTAGAAGAACCAGCATTACCTGCTGTTCCTATTGTACCTGCACTACCACTTGAACCACTAGTTCCACTAGAAGCACTTAAGTTACTACCTCCAGCAGCACCTACTGTACCTGTTGTTCCAGTACTACCACTAGAACCACTAGTACCAGATGATTGACTTGAATTACTTCCTCCAGCATTACCTGCAGAACCTGTAGAACCAGATGTACCTGATGTGCCTGAAGATGCACTTGAATTGCTTCCTCCTGTTGCTCCAGCAGTACCTGTGGTACCGTTAGAACCTGAAGTACCAGATGAAGCACTAGAATTAGATGAACCAGCAGCTCCTGCAGTACCATTTGTACCTGCACTACCTGCTGAACCAGAAGTACCTGAAGTACCAGCTGTGTTACTTGATTGAGATGAACCAGCAGCACCTACTGAACCTGATGTTCCTGTTGTACCTGAAGAACCAGATGTACCTGAGGATGCACTTGAGTTACTACCTCCTGCCAATCCTACAGTTCCTGTTGTACCTGTACTTCCTGAAGTACCAGATGAATTACTTATGTTTGAAGTTCCTGCGTTACCTGCAGATCCTGATGTTCCAGTAGAACCAGATGAACCTGAGGTACCACTTGATGTAGAAGAATTAGCAGAACCTGCTGTACCATTAGTACCAGTAGAACCACTTGAACCTGATGTTCCACTAGTTCCTGAAGAATCACTTAGTCGACTAGCTCCTGCAGCACCTGCTGTACCTGTTGTTCCTGTTGAACCACTAGTACCGCTTGTTCCGCTTGATTGACTTAAAGCACTTCCACCTACAGCTCCAGCACTACCTGTAGAACCTGAAGAACCGCTAGTTCCACTTGAATTACTTATATTACTTCCACCAGCATTACCCGCCGAACCTGTTGATCCTGTTGAACCACTAGTACCGCTTGTACCTGATGATTGACTTGAATTACTTCCACCAATTGCTCCTGCAGTACCTGTTGTACCTGAAGAACCACTTGTACCAGATGAAGCACTTAAATTACTACCTCCAGCATTACCTGCAGAACCAGTTGAACCACTTGTTCCTGCTGTTCCTGAAGAAGAACTTAAACCTGAAGAGCCATTAGAACCATTAGTACCTGTTGAACCACTTGTTCCTGCTGTTCCTGAAGAAGAACTTGAACTAGATGAGCCTGATGTACCGTTTGTTCCTGTAGAACCTGCAGTACCAGATGAACCAGATGTACCTGAAGTGTCGCTTAATCTACTTCCACCAGCTGCTCCTTGAGTACCTGTTGTACCTGTAGAACCAGATGAACCACTAGTTCCTGATGTATTGCTTAGATTTGAAGTACCAGCGGTTCCTGCTATTCCGGATGAACCTGAAGTACCACTTGAACCTGATGAATTACTTATATTTGAAGTACCAGCAGTTCCCGATATTCCTGATGAACCTGAAGAGCCACTTGTACCACTTGAATTACTTGAACCATTTCCACCAAATGCTCCTGAGGTACCTGTTGAACCAGATGATCCTGAAGTACCACTTGATGCACTTAAATTACTACTTCCAGCATCTCCTGCTGAACCTGTTGAACCACTTGAACCTGATGTTCCTGCAGATGAACTTGAATTTGAATTACCCGCAGTACCACTAGTTCCTGTTGAACCCGCTGTACCTGAAGTACCTGATGAGCTACTATTAACAGATAAACCAGATGAGCCACTAGTTCCTGTACTACCAGCAGAACCTGAAGAACCACTAGTACCACTTGAATCACTTGAGCGTGAAGAACCAGCGGCACCTGTTGAACCTGATGAACCTGTACTTCCTGAAGTACCACTAGTTCCACTTGAAGCGCTTGATTCACTACTACCTGATATACCTACAGTACCATTAGTACCAGTTGAACCAGATGTTCCAGAAGAAGCACTTAAATTACTATTTCCTGCTGATCCTGATGAACCAGTTGAACCTGAAGTACCACTAGTTCCACTTGAATTACTTATGTTAGCATTACCTGCTGTACCTGCAGTACCAGTAGAACCTGAAGTTCCGCTTGTGCCACTTGAAGCACTTAAATTACTTTCTCCAGCTAATCCTGATGTACCTGATGTACCTGTACTTCCAGATGTACCACTAGTTCCAGAAGATGCACTATTATTTCCTCCACCTGCAGCTCCTGCTGTACCTGTTGTACCAGATGAACCAGCGGTTCCAGATGATGCACTTGAGTTACTTCCGCCAGCATTACCTACCGTACCATTAGTACCACTTGTACCTGAAGTACCACTTGAATCACTTAAACGAGAAGAACCAGCAGCACCTTGAGTACCTGCTGTGCCTGAAGAACCTGCTGTGCCTGATGTTCCACTTGTTCCTGAAATTCCTGCTGTTCCAGACGAACCTGCTACACCACTAGTTCCGGAAGTAGAATTTACATATCCTATAACACCTGTTGTTGGGTTATATGTAACAACATAAGGACCTGATTGAACAGGTAATGTTTGTACAATTATTGGTGTTGGACTTGAACCAGAAATTATTAAAGATCCAGTGATAACGGCTGAACCTGAAAATGGAAATCCTACACCTTGTACTAAAATAGTTACACCAGTATCACTACCACTTACACTAAATCCAGTGACTGTTGCTGAGCCACTTATATTAATATAGGGAACACTAGCGCTAACTAATATTCCATTTTGATATATATCAATAGTGCCTGCACCACCATTCCCTCCATTAGGATTATATACACCAACCGGTACTTGATCTAAAAATCTTACTTGTGCCATTAAACTTGTTTGTTATCTAATATAAATATTAAATTATCCAATAGCAGTTGATCTATTTTTAGTTTCTTTTTGAGAAGCTGTTTCTGTTACAATTCTATCCCCTACTACGTTGCTTTCAAAGAAAATAGGATCGCTTACAGTTTCCATACTAAATATAATTTTTGTTTTATTTGAGAATTTTTTAATGGCTGTTATGTCTTTTTGTAATATTTCTGGTATAATATATCCGTTGATTTTTATATCAAATGTGCTTCTTACCACACGTTCATCGTTTTCAACTAATTCAGTTTGAAAACCAAAGGAATTAATAGCTGCTTTAAATTGATAACGTTGAGGATTACCCCAATAAGCATCAGAAGCATATTCCATTGCCTCTACTATTTTATTTAATTGTTCTACATAATAAGTAAAAGCAATACATGTGTAAGTAACTGTTAAATAATCAGGTACTACAACAGCATAATATTCTTGTTGTGGGATTCTGTTATTTAATACTTTAAAATTATCATAAGCATTTCTTTGAGTATATTTTTTATTAAACACACCAAAGTTTTGTGGGTTATTAGCATCTAATTTGTTAGCTATCTGTCTATTTTTGTCTATACTGTTACGTTTAAACATAATCAACGGAGCCTGTATTCTACCGTTTTGATCCCTATAATACCCGTCTTTTTGATATGATTTCCATTTTTCAGGTGAACCATAAATAACAGGAACCGGTAATCTTGATCCGTTTTGTATTACAGATGGTTGAATTACGTTTTGAAAATAGTAAAAAATAGCCTCATCTATATCTTGAATACCAACACTAAAAGGTTTTACAGTATCTCCTTTAAAAGAAGTTTGTAATGCTCTATTTGTAGTTGGATTAGGGTTAAATGAATTTGGATCTCCATATTGAGGATATGTAGGAACATTTTGTTCTACTCCTAACTGGTGTTGGGTTTTTGGTATTGGTTTTCTATTTTTTGCCATTACATTCTTGAATTAATAATATTTAATCTATCGGATGGAACATAGTGACATATACATTCTATCCCAACGTTATATCCAAAATTTTCTAATCCTGTATTTAAAGGATTATCACCATCAGCATCATAATAAGGATATTGAGGATCTTTACCCATAAAAAACTGAGTAGCGTTAGTATTATCTACTTCCCAGTATCCGTTTTGGTAATTTATAACATCACCTACTTCGGGGTGAAGGCTTGCTCCATATTGAATATTAGGTTGTTGGTAAGTATTAAAAGGTTGACCTTGGTTTGCTTCGTTTAATTTACTTAATAAATCATCACGTAAAAATTTAAAAGTAAGGGGCCAAGAAAAATCAACACCTAAATCACTTACAGGAGAAGTTGTACCTCCTACTTCTACTAAAGCAAATAACATAACAGGATCAGCAAAATTTCTTCCTTCAACTGATTCTCCATACATGTTGGTTTTAGTAGTAGTTACATTGTATTTGTAATATATTACTTCTTCGGATATAATACTCCCCATCAACTCTCGGTTGACTCTTCTAAACATTGATATATCACGAGCACCTCCGTATAAAGCCATATTATCCTATATAAATTGTCATTGGTACTTGATTAATTTCAGCAACACGAGCTACTGATTCTGCTTGTCTTCTTTCAAGTAATGCCTGACGCGATGTTTGATCAAAATATTCTCTTAATCTTGTAATTAAAGCATCTCTTTCGGTAGCTGCTGATGATACTAAATTATCTCCATTTAAAGTTACATCTGATCCTGGGATTGGTATAGATGAGTATTTGTTTCTTACTAATCCTAAAGCATCTTTAGCTCTAGCTAATGTATATTCAAAAATCCAAGCTCTACCAATTGAATTAATTTTAGAATATGTTGGATTTATATAAGGAACATTTGATGTGTTTGAAATTTTATTTGTTCCATTAGCAAAAGCAGCATCTATTCTGTCTTGAATTTTAATAAAATCAAATACTAAATAAATACCATAATCTAAACCACCATCACCATCAGTAAAAACTCCAGTACCTGGTATTGGGAATACTGAAATAATATTATCTACTATATTAAATGAATAATTTGAAAGTGTTACTTGGTTTTGCATTTCAATGGCTTGCATGTTTTGCATAGTAAAACTTGTAGGCATCATTAAATAAGTAGCAGAACCATATCCAAATCCATATAAACCTGCAGGAGGAACACCTCCTAATCCGCCTTGTCCTGTTAACAAAGCAGGGGAATATAATTGACTAATTGCAGGAGGGGATTGGTAATAAACATTTTTAATTTCTATACCACCTACAATTCCTTCGGCTTCTGCCCAAGCTGCTAAGTCATAACGTTGTTGTCCTGGGATTAAAGGTAATCTACCTTTTAACCAAGCAACATTACCACCAACACCTGCTTCCTCTCCATATTGTTGAGATAATCTAACAATAGTAGAAAATGTAGGTGTAACAATATCATCATTAACATCTACAGATGTAGGAGCTCCCTCTAAAGATAAATAATTATCTCTTGTTTGGAAAGCATATAATTCATTTCCATAAATAGTAGTTGCTTCTTCAAATCCAGCCCAAAAATTAATATCTTGTAATTCTACGTTTTCAATAGGATATCCTAAACGTAAAGCACAAAAATTAGCTACTTTATTAGCATCAGTTTTAAATTGAGAATCACTATCATAAAATCCAAAAGGAGTTGGAGGTGGCCATATATTTAAGTCATAATAAGATGCTGATACTTGAGCAAACGAAGATGAACCTGGCCAAATTGGAATATTAGACATATTTTTTTATTAGGTTGTTACAATATAATATTCTATACTTGCTGCACTTCCTGAGGGTTGTACTTTAACAGATTTAATATCATCAAATACTAAACCGCTTGTACTTCCTGTCATTTTACTTGTAGACATCATATATGAGCTACCAGTAGCAATTAAATAACTCATAGCTTCTGTTGAAGATGATATAATTAATTTAACAGGAGCAACAGCAGAATTATTAGTTATTCTTACATACTGTACGCTACTAGTTACAAATGTACCAGCTCCTGGAACGGAATCCATATTAAATATAGTAGTTACTGAACCTGTAGGTACATTTAAAATTCTATTATCAACATAATTAATATTATTAATAGTTTGAGTAACAGAAGAACCTACGTTATCTCCGTTAAGCGTTAAAATTTCGAATATTTGGGAAGTAAAAGTTGCCATGCCTTTTTCGTATAAATATTGAAAAAGTATGGTTCTAACTTATTTTTTTGAACTTCCGTTTGTACCTGAAGATCCTAAACTCATTCCTTTTTCATAAGCATCATTGTATAGGTTAATTAATTCCTCTACAATTGGATCTCTATGGTTTTGTTTTAACGATATTGCCTCTAGATTTTTAATACGTTTAGCAGCTGAGTATAAGAATTTAAATCCAGAATCGCGTTTTTGTTTTAAGTCTACTTGAGCATCATCACCACAAATAATCATTTTAGATCCTTTACCAATACGAGTTACAATCATTTCCATTTGCTCGTGTGTAACGTTTTGTGCTTCGTCTACAATTACAATACAATTTACAAATGTTCTACCTCTCATAAACGATACAGGAACAATTTCAATTTGACCTTCAGCAATACATTTTTCTACTTTTTCTTTATTATAAAGTAAAAACATATTTTGATAAATTGGTTGAACCCAAGGATCCATTTTTTCTCTTAAATCACCAGGTAAGAATCCAATTTCCTCTTTAGACACAGTTGGTCGAGTAATAATTACCTTTTCAACCTCTCTCATAAACAATCTTTCTAAACCAATTTGACAAGCAAGTAATGTTTTACCTGAACCTGCTGCCCCTGCTAATAAAGTAATAGTACTATCTAGTATTTTAGCTTTAGCCTGTTTTTGTTCCTCGTTTAATTGTAATTTAAAAGTAATAGGGTTTTTTGGTTTACGCTTTTCTTTAAAGATCTCGTCTTCGTGGTTAGGTTGTGTATTCATTAAAGTTAATTTTTACAAGTTGGTCTAAACCAGCATTAACATGCATGGCATCATCTAAACATAACTCGAAATCATATCTATCATCTAACGGTAACACCAAATCAACTTGTGAACCCCATCTAATTAAAGAAAATCTTTCGTTTTGAGCAAAAACATCGTTTTGGTCCATAGTAAATGGAGCAATAACGTTTACATCCTCGTCGGCAATTTGAATTAAGTAATAAGTATAATCTAAGGCAGGTGAATAAATTTTATTCCACATACGCTCGTTATACTTTAAGTATTCCATGTTTGCGGGGTTAATTTTTTTATTTAATATATCTTTTTCAACCGCCAACATTGGTTTGTTAGTCGATTGAATCGCGTCTAGTGGTTTATATGACAGCAGACCTCCGTATGGTATACGATTTATATGAACATCATAAAATGACATAAATATACCAATAACTAGTGAAGGTTTATTATATTCATCATCTCCCATAACATCTTGAAGAGTATAATTCATACCCTTAATTTCAACTATAGGTTCAGTAGGATCTTTAATAAACTTTTGATATAAAATAGTTCCATCAGCTGGAGAGTAAAAATGCTCATGGTCGATATAGTTAGGACGAATTGGGTCTCTAAAGAAAAATACGTTAGACAATTCGCCTACGGGCATTTTTTGAAGTTGTTTAACCTCAGTACTTAACCACTCTTGTAATGTTTGTGCCATTATAATAAGGTTTTATTGTGGTCAACTCGGTTTAAGTGCATCATCATACAAGATAACATAGCACCTGATTTTATATATTCTGATAAGTTAAAGATAACAGGTTCCATACCAGCATCACCACAAATTTTTTCTAATGTTTTAATTTTGTGAACCTCACCTTCATAATATTCATGTGATTTCTTTAATTCAGCAATGTTAGAGGCACACATAATCATATTACCCATTCTTACAGAATTTGTTAATCCACATAAAGCATCATCAACATGAATATCAATGATTTCTGTTTCTTTTTCAATCATTTGTAATTCTTCTTCATCAAATAATTCAGTACAAACTAGTGTCTGGTCTTGATTTAAAGCAAAGATAGAACAATCTAAGTGATATAAGTACTCATCAACCATAGCTACTTTAAGAATATCCATGTTGTAAGTTTCTTCCATCCACTCATAAGCTTTAATATTTGAGCGAATACCATAACCACCAATATACTTATTTCCGTAAAGGTATTTTAAATCAGCTTCACCTTCCCATTTGTATGGAGAGATTGCTGTTTTGTAACCCATTTGATTAAAATATTTTTCTCCAACTAATTCTTCACCTTTACGAGGGTCAGAAGTAAAGTTAGATAAAATAATATGATTTTCATTTTTAATATGTGGTAAGTAAAGACCTAAATTAGCTACATATACTTGGTCTTGAAAATTACCTTCTGAAGGTAGCAAATTAACTAAGGCACCACCAGCAACAAAGTTATACAAATCCATAAATTGTTTGTATGCTTTAGGTTTATTAATTGCTAATTCATCGTCTGTTAATTCCTGCATCCAAATATTATTTGGGTCTGCTGTAGACAATGAGAATGGAAAGTTCATAACGAAACTTTGGATTGGTAACTGACTTGGAGTCTCTTTCATAAGTAACTAATTTATAACGTTTTGGTATACATATGGTGTAGGTCTATACTAGTTAAAAAAAGCCCCGATTTCTCGGGGCTTCTTTATAAGAAATATTATTCCTTTACTAAAATTAGATGGTGTTTAATCCACTGATGTAGATCTTACCATAGAATTCAGGACGTAACATCTTCTTAGCATAACGAGTTAACAAACCTTTACGAGGTGTGAAGGTTTCTGGATCGTATACTAATGGAGTCATGATCAACGGAATGTATGGAGCGAATACAGCACCTGTTTCCAAGAACTGAGAACCTCTGTAAC